TTGGAATATGCCGGTAAATTAGCCGACATCTACTTGGGGGCAATATGAGCTATGAACAATTTACAAACCGATATCACCGATATACACAAACCGCTAGATCTGTATCCGAAGCACTTAGAGATGCAGATTATGCAACGTCTATTTGGAGATGCGAAACGGATTGGGATAGATCTAAATCTTTCTTCAGAGACATGTTTATGTGGATGCTGCTTTTTGGCGCAACCTTCGGAATCTTTGGAACAGGATTGTGGACATGGATAACAAGGTAAAAGCCAATGAATATCAAGTTGCCGGTACTCATTATTCTGCTAATGCTATTCAGCCTTGGGACTATATCGTGGCTAATGGTTTGGGGTACCTTGAGGGAAACATTATTAAATATACCACTCGGTGGCGTAGAAAAGGCGGTATACAAGACCTTGAGAAAGTTATTCACTACGCTCAAAAACTTATTGAAGTAGAAACCATTAGAAAATTAAAAGAGGATCACGATGGAATACAAAGAACTTAGACAGATTGATGTCTCAAAATATACGGAGAAGAAAAATGGTCTTACCTATTTATCTTGGGCGTGGGCAGTCGACCAGCTATTACTTGCTGATCCAAAAGCGCATTGGTTTTATCCGGAGTACCAACGCTGGGGCAACGGAACAGTCATGGTCTTTTGTACCGTTGTCGCAAATGATATCGCTAGAACGGCACAGCTTCCCGTTATGGATTACCGCAATAAAGCGATTTCGGAACCCGATGCGTTCGCAATTAACACGGCAATGCAAAGATGCCTCGCCAAAGCAATAGCACTGCATGGGCTGGGGCTATATATCTACAACGGTGAAGACGTCCCCCCTGACCTTGGGGCTGATGTCACAGTAGACGTGGTTGCTAAACAAGCGCCAAAAGTTGCTGCACCACCCAAAAAAGAAACGTTCTTTGATGACTCAGATCCTTGGCAAATCAAAGTAGATACATCAAACGGGGAATGGCCTACCTCGCTCCAACAGGCCGTAAATATGTTGATTGGTCTTGCTCAGAAAGCTGAGGATGTGAATAACATCTACAAGGTAAATCAGAAGATCTTTGAAGAACTAAAGGAGAAAGACCAAAAGATATATGATGCTATTTTTGCTTTATTTAAAACAACGAAGAATGAATTGAAAGGTAAGTGATGACACAAGAATATCCAAACACAGGCGGTTTATGGAGAACCAAAGAAAAGAAGTATGACAAGTCTCCTGATATGTGGGGTGAGTTAAAGATAGACCGTGATTACTTACGTCAATTACTGGATGAATCTAATGGTTTAGTTACTATCAAAATTGATGCATGGAAAAAGGAAAGCGCTACTGGTAACTCCTATTTATCTATTAAGGTCAATACATGGAAACCGGACGGGGCTAAAGCTAAATCAGAAGAGCGGATGCCGTTTGACGATTAAGGATGAGTATGACAACGATCCAATTTGAAAGCATTAAGACGGGTCTTAAACAGTCTAAGGATGGCTATATGCTGTCTTTGGCTGTACACCCTGACGAACTCCCAGAAGAACTTATGAGGGATTTTGTAGGCGCTCGTTACATGGTGGTTATGGTTCGCATTGGAGACGATGAGAAGCCTTTAGACCGAGAGATGGTAAAGAAACACCACCCAGCCGTAGCTATAGCTGGAATGCTATGCAGGGATAAGTTGTTTTGGGAATACATTGACATGCGTTGTAACGAAAATGTAATGACCGAAGCAGAGTGTTCTGAATGGCTTAAGTGCCATTTTGAAATTGACTCAAGGGCAGAACTTAAGAGTAATGAGAAAGCCCGTGAAGCATTTTTGCAATTTAAGGAAGAGTACGAAGAATGGAAAAAGTAGAAAGAAAGATGATTCCTTACAGTGTTTATCTTCCTAAGGAGCATCACGCAAGATTAACTAAGCTGGCTAAGGAGCGTAAAGCTTCCGCCCTAATTAGGGATGCTATCTGCGTACTGCTTGATGGTGGGGATCAATACAAGGCGGGCTATAACCAAGGTTTGAGGGATGCCGCCAAGTCTGTAACCAAGGTAAATATTTTTAAAGAAATTGCTTATAAAGGAAAATACATTGATACTCTAGTTACTGAAATCATTGAGCAACTGGAGATGAGTTAATGTTTTTATCTTTGCAACCTAATGACCGTAATATAAGAGACTTAATTGAAATGATTGGCGATTTATTGATAGAGCATCAAGCTATGAATGCTGACGTTTTGAGTGCCGTCCTTTATATTGCGGTCAATGTTTGTGATGATATGGAAATGAGTAAGCAATTATTTTTAATTAATTGTGACAACATGTACGACTCACAATCTCGATTTGCTCAAGTAGAAGAAGGAACCATAATTCAATGAATGAGAATGATTTAAGAGATTGCTTTGCAATGTTTGCTTTGTGTGGAATATTGTCATGTGATTACTCGGTAGATGAGCCTCCTGCAACTTTGGCTTATAAATACGCCGATGAAATGTTAGAAGCAAGAAAGCCCGTAGAAGATGGAATTGTAGCGATTAAGAAAACCCGTAAAAAACTAACCTAGGAGAAGTCATGACCAGCTTTACCACTGAAGACCGTTTGAGCGCTGAAAAAGAACCGATTCCATTTGCTGGGTGGATTTACAGTACCACCGGACATTCTTTGGAATCAACGATTGAAGTATTACGAGATCAGATTCATGCGATGAACTCAGAAATCAACCGACTCAATGCTTACATCAAAGAGTTGGAAGCTAAGGTCTACGGAGGTACTACAAAATGATTGGTCTACTTACGGCATTCTTTTTATACTCAGCAGATGCGAGTTGGTGGTGGTGGGCTGGATGGGTGTTACTTTCTATTGGTGAAGTTATAAAATTTGTGAGGAACTCATGATTGAAAATAGAACAGATTATTTAGATAAAGATAATTTAACTGTTGAAGGTGTTACAGAAGATTATGTTTGGTATAACTCAAAACTACTAATTCAAGAGATGCAAACTTGGCAACATAAATTTGAAAAGATGGTTAAGGTTATGGAAGATCGCCACAATGAACATCTAAAAATGATTGATAAGTTGTTATCCGAAAATCATGTTTTAAGGATGAAAGAAAAATGACTTGGAACCTACGTTTAGTTGATAGATCAGAGGGATTAGATGAACCTTATATTGAGATCTGTGAAATATTTTATGACCAGCTGGGAAAGCCCCTTGGTTATACTTCTGCTACGATGGGCGGAGCGAGCCGAGAAGAGATTAAGCAGTATTTATTATGGGCATTAGAAGCTTTGGATAAACCTTTAGTTAAGTTTAAGGAAGATCATGGAAATCACAGTAAAAATTATTAAAGAGAACAAGGATGGTTCGGCTGATGCTGAAGTTAACTTCGATCAAGAAGGCTGGGAAACTCTTGTCCAGTGGGGTCTTGTTGCTATGATTAAAGAAGGAATTAACACTTATGCTACAGACGAACAAAGGGCAAAGCTTGTTCCTGTAATTAAAAAGAAAAAGAAAAAGAAAGAAGTAGAGCTTGACATGGACGGGAGATGCTAATGGATGAAGATCAAATCCGTGTTGCTAAACTGGTGATTGTGGCATGGATTAAAAATTTTAGTACAGTCAATCTGTTTAATATGATTACTGAGAAAAAGTTAAACGGCATAGATCAAATTAAAGAATTAACAGAAAAGTATAAATTTCTACCGATTGATTGGTTCTGGTATTTTGGAAGAAACGGATTAATATCTCCAAAGCCAATTAAAAAGTTTATAGCTGACCTTGATATAAAACTAAACAATGCTTTATGGGATACGGAAGATAATGTAAAAAGGTTATCTTTTGCAACCTACTTAGCAAAGATAGATGCTTCTAAATGTAAAGCTTCTTCCAAGTTTTCTAAGGAAGATAAGAAGGTTCATGCTAAGGCAGCAAAGCTAGCTAAAGCTAATTATCTAGAAGGCGCTTACCGAAAAGATTATGGACAGAAAATGAATGGAACACATTGGGGAACAGTAAAATGAGAGATGGCGGGAAAGGCGATACGCAGCGCCCGTTAAAAGTTCCTATGGAAAAGTTTGATAATAATTGGGATGCTATATTCAAGAAACCTAAACCAGAAGAGAAGCCACAAGATGAACCTAAACAAGGATGAAACCCATATGACCCAAAGAGAGGTTGCAGAAGCTCTAGGAATGAATAGGGGCTTAGTTCATTACATTGAGAAGGTAGCCATGGCCAAAGTCAAGAAAGAGCTTAAAAAGCGCAATATTGACGCTAAACTGTTATTTAAGGATACCAAGTGAGCGGTTGGCTTATTATCTTAACAGGACTAATTTATGCGTATATTGGTATTGAGCAAGGATTCAAAGGCAATATGCCTATGGCTATTTGCTACGGCTGTTATGCTGGCGCTAATGTGGGTCTGTACATGATGGCAAAATAAGGTAAAATGGTGCAATGCAACATAACTTAAAGGAGATTGCTATGT